TTTGAAGTCATCAGGCAGCGCAACGATGGACGCAATCAGAGTCGCATTCCGCTGCTCGGCGGCTGTCAGGCTTTGTTGCAAGGCTTCGCGGACATGATTCAGCGAGTCAATCGTCGCCTTATAGCTGGCCAGCTCTTCCCGCAGCGCAGCCAGCTCGGATTGGGCGGCGTCTAAGTCTGAGGCAAGCACAACTTCATAGACCTTTGTAACCCCTTCGAGATTTATTGATCGATGCCAGCGCTTAGCCTCACTCATCAGAAACCTCCGATAGCGCTACTGGCCCGAGAGCATCAGTGATGGCTTCATCGATAGTGAAGCCATGTCCGGTGTACTGGATCGTTTCTTGGTCGTCGTAGACCTCGGCGCACCAGCCTGCATCGTATTCAGGGGTAAGCGCGATGCGGCGTGACTGGATCAATTCAATCAGGTTCATGCTTAATTCTCCGATAGTCCGTTATGAAACAGGCAGCAGGCGACTACTACCGCGAGGACCGACAGCGCCGGCCAGTAAGCGATAAATGTCAGCATGATTGAGCTCTCGTAGCGCGAACCCATGTCTGGAATGTCTGCCGGCAAAAGCCGATATGCGCCTCGATGTCGTCCCACTTCGTGCCCTTGGCCCGCATATCCAGCGCCATGTTCAGGTACTCGTCGGTGAGCTCGCGTTTACGGCCTTTGTTGCCGAGCACGATCCCGGCGTGATTCAGGTAGCGCACAACGGTTGGGTATGAACACCCTGCGGCCTTGGCGATGGCATCGACTTCATGCCCCGCCGCGTGCATCGTGAAAATCAGCCCGACCGAGTCAGGCGATAATTTGGCTGTCATGCTCATTCCTCCGTGCGTGGTTATGCAGCAAGTTCTTGAATGACTGCCGGTCGATGGTTCGCGATGAACACGGCTCGCGCGAAACCTTCCGGTGTCGCGCTGCGAATGTTGGCGCGCTCTGCGCCTGGCGGGCATTTGTGGATGCGGTCATCCGGGTAGAAGTCCAGCGCCAGTCCGGTCAGCGCCTGAGCCTTCTTCTTTGGCGGCATCTTTCCGGTGACTGCCCTCACTGCAGCAATGTCGTCAGCGACTCTGGCATCCGGCCGCGGCGCCGGCATTACGAACCCCCCCCCCAGTCCAGAGGCATGTTTTCTTCGTGTAGTTGTCTTCCATCCGGTAAGAGGTGAACTCGAAAGGGTGGAAGGTGTGTTGCGGCTTGCCGAAGATAGAGCTGAACACGCTGACCGGGTTCTCGAAGAACCATGGGGCGCCAGACAGCTGACCGATTAGACGGCACTGTTCGGCGACCAAGGCAGCCTTTGCTTGGAAGTGCGGGTCGTTCGTCGCCTTGCGCTTGAAGTGCGGCGTGCCGGGCACAGCGACGTCTGTGCATGGCGGGAATCCGGCGACGAAAGCGATTCGCCCCGTAGCGATCGCCGCACGCAATACGCGCCACGTCTCCGGGTGGTCGATGATGTGCCCAACCTTAGTGATCAGCCCTTCGCGATTGACTCCGGCAGGGTGCTGAGGATCGACGAGAATCACTTCGTATCCAGCTTCAACCCATGGAGCTGCCATCACCCCGGTCAGATCGCACAGGAAGATCGCGATTTTGTTTGCGTGCATAGAAGGTCCTCGCCGGCTGGCGTGATACGTTAAAAATGGGTTGTTGTTCGGGCTTGTCGCGCTCAGAGCGCTCCGCTGACCCGCTCATACTCGGAATCAAGCAGCGAGTCGCTGGCTTGGCCTTCATCAGCAGTCGCTATCAGAAAGGCCGTGACGATCGGCGCAACGGCCTTGGCCTGAGTGATCAGGAACAAATGCCCGTCGTCGATGACGCGCAGATCAGAGTTCGGAATCAGGTTGGCCAGGATGCGCATGTTGACCAGCGGGATCAGCGGATCATCGTTGCCGGCCAGGACCAGGGTTGGCTGCTTGATCCGGTGCAGCCAGTGAATCGAGGTCCACCAGTAAACAGCCGCCATTTGGTAGTAGTAGCCGCGACCGCCTGCCGACTTCATCTTGCTCGCGTGAGCGGTGGCCAGCGCCTTGTCATGCCTGAACGATCCGCCGTAGATGTCCGGCGCGATCTTCGCCCCGTGCTCGGGGTTGGTGTAGCGCAGCGGGCTGGCCATCAGCGCCAAAACTTTCGGGGATGGCGGAACGCTGAGCACGCCGGCCGAAGTCGCCGCCAGAATCAGCTTGCCGCAGCGTTTCGGGTGATCGTGAGCGAACTGCTGAGCGAGAAAGCCGCCCCACGAAACGCCGATCACGTTGACCTGATCGTAACCGAGCGCATCAAGCATCTTGGCGATGGTCCTAGATAGGCCCTTGAAGCTGTATGGCAGGAGCGGAGCAGGAGAGCCGCCAACGCCCGGGACGTCGAAGGCGATCACCTCCTGATTCGGGTAAAGCTCCTGCACGAAGGGGAGAACCAACTCAAGACTCGCGCCGATACCATTGAAGACCATCAATGGCGCCAGGTGAGGCTTGCCGGGGCGAACCGCAGTGCAGAGGGTCTGGCCGTCGATAGTCAGTGTGCGGAAAACAAACGCCTTCATTTCGATTGCTCCGTGCAGCCGAAATCCCACCAGGGCGTTCAGCGCATTAAAGGGGGAAGTGATATGTCAAGCAGCTGGTGCGGCGTCGTGAAACACGTCCATCTGTGCTGCGCCGTCTAACCAGGCCGCAGCAATCCGGCGCTCTGCCATGACGGCATAGTCCGGGTTGAGTTCGCAAAGGACTGATTTTCGGCCTTCCTGCATGGCGACTACCGCCGTGGTACCGGCGCCGCCAAATGGGTCAAGCACAACGCCGCCGCGCGGAGCGCCGGCCAAGACGCATGGCCGAATCAGATCCGGCGGGAAAGTGGCGAAGTGAGCGCCCTTGAAGCTGTGAGTTGCCACGGTCCAAACGCTGCGTTTGTTTCGGGTTAGCACGTCCCAGTTGCTCTGCTCACGATCTGGCCGATGGGTACCTTTGCTCTGGCCGGGAATCGTTTGTTCCCGTTTTGATCCGTTACGCTGAAAGCTGTCACGCTGAGCGCGAGGCTTTACGATCTCGTCGAATCCATGACCGAAGCCGACGCCGGTTGGCGTGACTCCGTAAATCGCCGGCTCCCGTATCGCGTCCATGTCGCAGTGGTACCGCCGCGACTTGCTGAGCAGGAAGATGTACTCGTGGGATTTGGTGCATCGGTCCCGCGTCGATTCAGGCATCGGGTTTGGTTTGCTCCAAATGATGTCCTGACGCAGATACCAACCATCATCCTGTAGAGCAAAGGCCAATCTCCAAGGCATGCCCATCAGATCCTTCGGCTTGATGCCATCCGGGTCTTTTGGGCGAAACCCCATCCCACGCGCTGGCAATTTGTCGTCCGTGTCTCGAGTGGTGCGTCCGCCATTGGCGTAGCTGTCACCCATATTCACCCAAGCGGTACCGTCGTCGCGGAGGACTCGGCGCACTTCGCGGAAAACTTCGACTAGGCGGGCGACGAAATCGGCCGGCGTTTGCTCGAGGCCAATCTGCCCGTCGACGCCGTAATCCCGTAACCCGAAGTATGGCGGGCTGGTCACGCAGCACTGCACTGACTGGCCGGGCAGCGTCCGCATCATGTCGATGCAGTCGCCGACCAGCACTTGATGGGAAGGGTTCATAAGGTATTTCCAGTCAGGCGCCGCCCTCCGTGATCGGATGCGGCAGATTGGTGTGGTTCTTGAAATAAGACTTGGTCAGAGCCGGGCCTACTTCCAGGTTTTGCACTTGATTGCCGACCACACAGTGCACTGTGCAACGCCGAACTCTTTGGCGAGAGCACAACTACTATTTGTCCGGCAATAAGGCTTGTAGCGCCTGCGGATCTCGGCGACCTGATCTTCTGAAAGCTTTGCCAGCGAATGCGCCTCGCCCGATGGTCGATTGCAGCGCTTGCGATCAACCATGTCCTGCATGTTTTGAGCGTGAGTACCTGGGGCTAGGTGAGATGGCTCTATGCAGGCTGGCGTGTCACATGAGTGCAGAAGCTCAAGACCGGCAGGTATTGGCCCGACACTCAATTCATATGAAACACGGTGAGTTGCCCGATTTTTCCCTTCGTGCCACACGTAGCCATATCCAGCGGCATTTAACCCGCCGCGCCAGATCAGACATTCACCGATACGCTCTGATCTGGCTTTTATCGATTCGAGTGTCGCCATAAATTTAAGCCTCGATCAACAATCTGCGGACGGGGCGGACGCGGAGCTCGTCGAGCTTGCCGTAGGTGCCCTGAAAGCCATCATCGAAGCCCATGCCGAAGGCGTAGTCGGCGGAGCGCTGCGAAGATGACCAGTAGTAGGTTGGCTTGAAAGCTTCGGCGCCGCCAGCTTGGAAGGCGGCCAATGTGGTCTGCACTGGAGATTCTTCGGTGTGCAGCAGGCCAACAGGCTCGCTGTTCGGGTTGTCACCGCTGCGACCGTACTGCCAGTTCGCCTCGGTGGTCGGTTTGAAGTGGCGATACTGCAGCTCCTGCACGTCACGCGCCGGGATCGACCAGTCGTTGAAGCCGCCGATATCTAGAGCCAGTACCTGCTGCGCCAACTCGCTACCAGCGGCCGCCATCGCTTCGGTGTTGGCGCGGCTGTTGGTGTAGCTGTCAGCACCTTCGATCTTCTCGCCGTACTCGCCCCAGGCACCGCTCAGTTCTTGCGCCGCGCCGGCGGTGATGTTCAGGTAGCGCTTGCCAGTGTCCGGGTCACGGGTGATGCCGCTGAAGAACCCGCCGCCGAACGGCTGGCCGATTTCCGGGATGGTCACTGCTGGTGCTGCTTTCTCAACTGCGGACATGGTCTTTCCTCTTTTCGAAGGCAACAAAAAAGGCGCTGCTGCGCCCGGTGCCGGATCAAGAACGGATGATTGAAGGATTAAATAAAGAATCTGCGGACGGGGCGGACGCGGAGCTCGCCGTACTTGACGCTGATGCCCTGAGTGCCACCATCGAAGAGCATGAAGAATGCGATGTTGGCGGAGCGCTGCGTACTCGACCAGTAGTAGCAGTCCTGGGCGAACACCTCAGGGCAGTTCAGCCAGCCCTGGTACAGCTCGGCGCAGGCTGGCAGATAGAAATCGTGATGACCGTCAGCCTGGTATTCAGCACAAGCATCAGCTGCTGGATACTTCCTCTCGTCATCGTTGCCGATCAGTACCTGGGTGTTGGTGTAGCCGTCGGTCTTGCTGAGGCCTTTCAATTCAATGCCACGGCCGCCCCATTCGTGATCGCCGATATCCGCCTTCGCGACGATCAGGTAATGCGCCGGGACATCGCCGCGCGCTGCAACCAGTCCGCCGTTGAAGCCACCTTGGCCGGGCCACTCAGCGCCGAGCGCCGGGATGTTGGTTGGTGTGGTCGGCTGGACATTCGCCGCCGGCGGCAGCACCAGGGCAAACGTGCTGGCCAGTGCCAGTTTTGCCAGTTGCGACGCTGGCATCTTGATCGTGGTGTCGCCGTGCTTGAGGGTGATCATTTCGGCTTTCATGTTATGCCTCGCTAGGGAATGTGGTTATTCGTCGTGACAGATGCGCAGGGCTTCGCGGTTGTAAGCGAGCTCCAATTTGCGCGACACGTTTTCGGGTATCTCGTATTCGTGTCGCGGCGGAGACAGAAGCGGCGCGGACTTTTGAGGCCCTAACGCATGAAGGTGATGAATCATCAGCGTTATCGCCTCGCCCTGTTCCTCTATACCGCTCCAGGCCATCAACTCAGCGAGCGCTTGGCGCGTACCGGCCATGCAATGCAGCCTGATTTCTTCCTCGCCGCGAGTCTTTCGCCTCGCCGCTGTCTTGGCCGATCGGTCTTTCTGTTCGGCTGCCATGTTCACCCCTGCTCGGCGAAGAAGGCCGGATGAGGCCCTTTCCTGAGCTTCGGATAGAAGATTTCGAACTTGATCAGCAGGCGATTGAACCGTTCAAAGCGAATACCCATCTGATTCATGGCCTGGGTGCGTGACAGGCCGATTTCCGCGAAGGCCTTGATGCGCTCGCAGTCTTTCGCGTCCTGAGCTTCGTCGATCGTTTTGCTGCGCAGGTTTTGAAGGCCGACGTGAGCGGAGGGCTTGAAGCCAAATCCGCCCTCGTTGGCCAGTGTGTTCAACAGCTTGCGAGACAAGCCGGAAGCCTCAGCGGCCTCCGCGTAGGTCATGGTCTCGGCCATTTCCCTTGTGCGGACGATCAGTCGTTCACGCTCTGCTGCTTTGGCGATGAGCCGCTCGTCACGCTCCTTTTGCCGCTTTGTCTTTTGACGAATAGCGGCAGGCGTGACAGGTTTTGGCTCGGGCGCAGCCTTGACCACCTTTACGCTCGGCGGAGGCTCATGCCTCACCGGCGGAGGCACAAAGCTCGGCCCCTGCAACACCTCAATAGTCCCTCCTTTGTTCAAGAAGGCCTCCTGAAGCAGCGCCAGTTCGTGGCGTTGAGGGTCGAGCATCTGGATCATGGAAAGCTCTGTGCTTACGTATGCGTTCATGCTGCCACCTCTCATGCCGCCTTTTTCATCAGGCGGATAACCATGTCATCGACGCCGCGAAGGAAGTCGACTATCTCGGCCTCGTAATCGGCGATCGCCTTTTCGTTACGCTCGACGCGATGAATGAACAGTCGCAGATGCTCAGGCATGCGTGGATCGAACGAGACAAAGTCAGCGAATTCGGCGTCTGAGGCCCACATGTTGTGCAGAATCTGCGGGGCATGTTCTGGCGGCAGGCGATCAGCTTCGAGGTAGCCAAGGTGCGTGGCGCTCTTCGGGCACTTCGCCTCCCATACGCCTTTGCGGCCCTGGTCCTTGATGAAGCCGTCAACGCTGCAGCCTGCCATGAAGTCGGTCAGGCAGATGAAGCCGCACTCCTGGACGATAAGCCCGGTCCGCTCCTCGTATGCCATCCGAGCAAAGGGCTCTTGCTCGGCCCCCCACATCATTTCCTTGCTGACGAAGAAGTCATCGGCAGGCATGCCGGTTAGGCGCTCAAGACCAAGCTGGATGCGGTAATCACGCCGCGAGGCGGCCTCGCCTGATTTGATTGCCGCCAGAATGTCCTTGGCGCGCGAGCCGGTTGCCCGGCCTGCGCGATCCTGCTTCCACTCAAGGGTGCCTTGGGCGTGAGTCGAGATAATGGATTTCATTCTGGGATCTCCTCAAATTCGACTGCGTCGTCAACTGCTGGTTCTGGCTGTGGCTCGGCTTTCGGTTCGGCGGCTTTCAACGCTTCGCCTCGGGCGCCAACCGCTGACTTGAAGGCGTTGTAGGCGGTCATGTCCTTCAGGCCCTGAATCTCCTTGACGCCTGACTTCCAGAGCTCGGTGAGCGCTTCAGGGGTCGGCGCGTCATTGGCCAGGCCTACCCACTTCTTCGCCAGTTCCGGATCGGTTGCCGGCTGACTTACTTGGTGCGCGCCTTCTTGCGGCCTGAGCTCTTCCGGTAGGTCTTCGATGTCCTGCGTGAAGATGTCCGAGGCGGCGGTGACGTTCAGCGTCATGGCGATCATGGCGCGCTTGCAGGCCATCTTGAGGATGGTGTTTGCCAAGTCGGCCGGCTCGGTGCGGATCTGGTCGGCGGTGTTGCCGTTTTTGTAGTACTTCTTCCGGCGCAAGCTCTCCGGGGTGGCGTCGAGTTCTGCCTTGCAGATGACCCCGCGCCACTTGTACTTCTCTTCGCTGGACGAGCATTCGCCAACGCCTTCACCTAGGGCAACGCCGGTCATCTGGTGACGACCAACGCAGGTGACGCGATACCGGGCCACGCCTTGCACGGACAGGTCTTCGATCTTGTATTCCTGCGCAACCCTGAAGGTCACGCAGAGGACTTCGGCGCCAGGCTTGTACAGCGTCGGCTTCTGGGTGCCCGGGATGGTGCCGTAGTGCGTCTCGCGCTTCATGATGCCCTGCATCACTTCTTGCACCAGGTTCACGCGCTGGCGAATCTCGACGGCCGAGAATCGGTGAACTTCTGAAGCGGTAAGGCCTGAGGCCTCGCGCATCGGCATTTGAATAATTTCGTTGCTCATGGCGACCTCTAGTAAGTGATGGAAATGGCTGGAATCTTGCGCTGGGCGATCAAAGTGACGGCCTGCTTGGCGCACTCTTCAGGCATACCGCCAGCGATGAAAGCCTCCAGCGCTGCGCGGTTGATCCGGGCTTTGTGCGCCTTGTCAGCTTCGCGGGCCTGGGCCTGCTCAAGCTCAAACGCCACGGCTGCGGCTTGGCGTGCCAGTTCGTTTTGGCGAGCTTGCTCGACGGCATGTTCCTGGCGCTGTACCGCGGCGATACGCTCTTGTTCGGCACGCTGTTCGGCGGCCAACTGATCGGCCTTGGCCTGTGCAGCTTGGCGCTCGGCTTGCTCTGCCTGGAGTTGCAGTTGCAGGCGCTGACGTTCTGCCAGTGCTTCGGCGTCCCGTGCAGCTTGCTCGGTAGCTCGCTGGGCGGCGGCTGCCTGATCCAGCAGTTCCTGCTCGCGGCGTGCAGCGGCATCACGCTCTGCCTGAGCGCGTTGCTCGGCTTCGATGCGGGCCTGCTCGGCGGCAACACGGGCAATCTCTGCCTCGCGGTCACGCTGGGCCTGTGCTTCGGCTTCGGCGCGCAAGCGGACCAGCTCGGACTGCTCAGCTTCGTATTGCTGACGGGTGATGAGCAGCGCCCGGAGAGTTGCCAGCGACTTGTCTTTGGCTTGCGCGGCTTCTGGCAAGTATTCTTCCCAGCTATCGTCGAGCGCGACCAGTTCCAGGTCTTCGATAACCTGCGCCACGAATGCGGCCGTAGGTGTCTCAGCAAACATCGCCAAATCTTTGATGCGCTGAATGCCGTCGTTGTGAGCGCCAACACGCTGATCTTCTGCCGCCTGCCAGTCATCCAGTGGCTTGCGGACTTCCTTCTGCCACGACTCCAGGATGTCCCAAACGCGCTTGCGCTCGGCGTCGATCTTCTTCGGGATTTCCTTCTGCTGTGCGGAAATCTCTTTGCCGACGGCTTCCAATGCGGTTTTGGACGTGGCGATCTGGTGCGCCATGGAAGAGTAGGCATCGCGGCCTTTCTTCGTCTTGAGGTCGGGCAGGATCTTCTGGAACTCGTCGACCTTCACGCGGACCTGCTGCAACCATGGCTCAAGGCCGTTGGCGGTACTGAAGACGGCCAGCGCTGTTTCCTTCGGCGGCACGACGGCCAGTTGAGTTTCTTCAGACATGACGGGTTCCTTCCGCCATGCAGGCGGCGTATGAGTTCGAGTTATTGAGTGATGCGATCAGCGAGTGCGCTGGCCAGCATGACGAAGGTGGTGCCGAGGAGGACGATGGCTGAGCCGCGCCAGACGTACAGTCGGCGGGCCTTTTGGAAGGCGGTCATGGCGAGCACATCGACAAGGCGCTGTAGCAGTAGTAGCGGAGCTCTGTACCGTCGTCGTAATTCACCTCGCCAGTTGCACCGCAGCCGCACTCGGCAATTTCCGGCTCAGGCTCTTCGCGGGCCGCCAGTATCTGGTTGCCGAAGAGCGTTATTCGCCGCTTGGCGATGCCGAACTTTTTCCGCCATTCGCGGCGGTCCTGAATGGCCTGCCATGCCTTCTGGCAGCCCGGGCATTCAGCCAGAACCTCGGCGCGCTCTGCTGCGGTGTAGGTTGACTCGTTGCCGTAGTCGTCCACCTCCCACTCCAGCACCTGAGAAACGTGGGAGTATTGGCCGCCTTTGCGATTCACTCTGCTGTCATCGTTTGCCCGGGTGCATTCGTCAAAATAAGCCCCGATGCGCAACGTTGCCTTTTTCACAGCTAGCCTAGCCTCGGCGTAGTCCGCGCAGGCCTTTTCGAATTTCGATGTTGTACTCATCTCGCCACCGCCACAGGAAGGCTGATCTGCTCGCGCTGAACCTCGCGGACCTGGTCGTACATGCCCCAGCAGAAGACTGTCAGGACGGCGAGAATCCAGAATGTGAGTTTCATCAATCACCTCCTCCAGTATTGAAGTGGGACGAACGTGTATTGCTCGCGTCCGTGGTGGCGAACTCGCCAGTACTCCAGATCGATGCGATTCAGGAGTTCTTCGAGGGTGTACATGCGGGTGGCTAGGCGTTTCATTGCGCCACCTGCACAACCCGGCGACCGTTCTTCATGGTCACTGCCGAGCGGATCGGGCAATTGATCACCAGCATGTCGCGTGGCAGGCCGAGCGCTTCGTTCAGCGGTACGCGAGTTGGCGACAGGTGAGAAAGGATCAGCTCATCGACCATTTCGTCGATCAGAGTTTTTACTGGGGAAGTAGTCATGCCGCACTCCTTGGCCGATGCGCGATGGCGACATTCAGCCGTTTGCAGTAGTGGTGGAACTCTTCGATGGTGATATTGCTGGCCTGCATGAAGGCGACGATGTTGCGTTGCACCAGCACTTCGTACAGGGGAGGGCAGGACGGGTGAGAGAGTTCGTCGAGATCTTGGTCGATCAGGATGTGCGGGCTCAAAATCCGCACC